CATGACCTCGCCTTTGCGAAACTGGAGCTTGGCAGGTCCTGTGAGAACAGCATATACTTCCTTCATTAGGTCGCGAACCTGCGGGGCGGCGCGGGTCATTTCATTATAGAGTGGCCATTCGAGGGCGTCCTTGAGGAGTGCGACAAAATGACTCTCCATTTTGGAGAAGTCGGTTTCGAGGAGTTTGATGTTGTCGGTAATATCGTAACCAAAGTACTCTCGTAGAAAGTTGGCACGTTGATCTATCGGCACTGTCTTTATGAAATACTTGAGTTTAAAGACCTCGTGTTCGATCATGTGGAACAGAGGTCCCATTATCGCCTTGCCTTTGTCAGAACGGGCATTTATGGCGCGATATGGCTTGTATTGGGGATAGAATTCGTTCTTGATGAACCCTTTGACCCGGCCAGTTTTGCTAACAGCCATTTGCCCACTCAGGGTCTTTTCGTAAGCGTCACGCATCTGAGCCTTGCGTACTTCATTGTAGTTGGTGCCTTCAAGCCACTCCTCAAAGGGCAAGCTCGAGTTCGCATTCAGAGGCGAGACCTTTCCGGATTTAATGAGTTTCCTTATTAACCAGTATGAAGTCTGTCGTATAGAATCGAGTTTTGCTTTGGTGAGCTGGCCAGGTTTGATCGAGAGACGATGGTGCAAAGCTTCGACCGGGCCGAATGGTTCATCCAAGGAAGGTGAGGGGGATGCATAATTAGCGCATGTCGGTCCGATTTTCACAGCTATCGGTCGTTTAGTGGTAGAGTGGCGGTTATAGTTGACGCGCATCGGTAGTGGTTCTTTCGGCACAGCTTTGTGTGGTATGTCGTCGATGCAGTAGCCGTAAAGTGCTGCGACTGTTTCCGTTACCCTTAGTGGTTGAGCAACGGGGCCACCTTGGGTGTACAAAAGAAACCATACAAAGGCACTTGGTGAGGCAATCATCCAGAGGCAGAAGACAAGCCTATTCATGAGGTCGTATTTGACACTCCATTCTTGAATCTCGGCGTTGGTTAGCAAAAGTTCGGCATATTCTTCATCATGGACTTGAATGTGGCCGCGCTTCAGAGAGCTTTCAGCCTTGCACGCAGCCAAGTATCTCAGTGCACACATGCCGTTATTTAGCAAGTGAACCCAGAAGGCCATTTGTGGTGGTAGGATAGTCAACACAACATGTCCGCCGAGAGTGACTAATGCACGTTCTAGTCCATCACATGCTGCCTGAAAACGTGTTCTCCCATACATCCGGGCGTCGGCGTACATGAGGAAGCCAGCCCCCACAGGTTCAAAAAAGTAGAAGAGGAAGCATACAAATGCACCGAAGTAAGAAAAGCTTACGGCGAGATCAAAAACTGCCTTCCTAAGGAGTTCTTCCACAATGACCATGCATACCACATACCACATGTAAAGCACCCAAGAAATGGTGCCGGCTCGCGAGGTGATGGTGTACAGGTTCGGGTCTTTAGTCACCAGACTGATGAAACCTCTGATCGCTATGGTTGTGAAAGAAAGGGTTTCAGCCACAGCCGACATTGCGCTGTAGTACTGACGTGCTATGCGGAGTGAGACAGGTTCCGAACCATTTGCGGTGTCGTTGCGGTTGGTGTTGTGAGCTGTTTGAGAGCGCAGCGCGGTGAGGAGTCTAGTGTTCGTGATCTCAGGGTCGTCGGACATGTTTCGTGCGCTAGTGAGGTGTTGAAAGCGTTCATAGTTCATGCGGACGTCACTGTGTTTGTAGGCGCGCTTGAAAGTCCATGTCCAGAATGTGTAGATGGTGTAGTATGTCACACGCGCCTTAACGTAGGCGTAGCTGTAAGAAACATTGTCAAGGTTCATGTCGGTCGGTCTAGAGTCTGGTGAGTCTGTGAGCGGCTCAGGCAATATTTCAAGAATTTCAATTTTCATGCCTGGGACCCGATGTTGCCACCAGTGAAGAATCCATGAGAGGATCATCGGTATGAAAGAAATTAAATTCCAAAATAAGTACCAACGGAGTGTTGGTTTGGCGCACTTGTACAGCTCAGCCGCAACCCAGAGCCCTGTGGCTGTAGTGGGGTCTATGGACTGCGGCCATTCTCTAGGAAACACCGTGTGGTGTTCAGTCGCTATGTAGTATAGTTGTCTGGCGAATTCGTTGATGTAGTACCAGATAGACCAATCCATGATCCAGTACCGGAAGAAGAACTGCACATGCTTGAATGGCATGTAAAAACGCAGCGAGGCCATGCAATTATCGCTGTCAGAGAAGACAATCAGGGCAGAGTGCAACCAGCTGTTTAGCGAGAAGATTGTCTCGCGGCTCATCGTGAGGTGATAATCAGCGTAGCGCCACACGGCATACGAAGACATGCAGCTCAGCATAATGGCAATAATTGTCAAAATCGACAGAGGTCCTGTTAAATATTCGTAATGCGGTACACGTTCAGCCCATCGGAGACGTTTGCGATTTGCTAGCGCGGCACGCCAGCTCTTAATTTGTTGACCAACGTGGACAACCACTGTTGCTGGGTCGAGATCTTGTGCCGGCACGGGCTTGGGACCAGTCGGTGGTCCGGAGGGGGCCACACCAACAGGTGTAGGCGGTTTGGCATTGGGCACACCCGCCGCCATTCCGGAATTCGGCATCGATGGAGTGAGTAGGGCTTGTCCTCGATAATTCAGCGCGAGCAGCACGTCTTTCGTTTCCTTTACAGATGCTGATACATCGCCTATTTGTCGGCCAAGCTCTTTGAGTTCAACACGCATGTCAGGCCCATTGCCTATAGCCTTCGGGGCGGTGTAGCACACCGATAGTATGGTGATCGCCGTTCCCAATTCACGCCACAAGTCAGGCCGTCCGTCGACCAGCGATAGCAACTTAGAGTAAAGGTACCTAATGGCGGTCGGGGGTAGAGAATGTCTCCACTGCGCTGATTTCTTGTGCTTGAAGGTGTGTGTGGATAGGACAACGCTCTTGGGTGGCTTGTGAGAGAAGTGCGTTCCTTTGTCTCGGGGCAGGCACGCGTCCTTGAAAATCGAACCGGCAATTGCGTCCAATTTCTTTAACACAGAGGGGTGCCAGACAGTGGTGCCGCTTTTAAGCAATACGGCGAGTGCTTCGTCTTCCTGTGTCTTCGAGAAGTTGGAGTGCAGGACAGTGGAGACGGCCTGCGACACAAGATATGGGTAGCAGTGTGTGAGCCCCGTGCAAGCAACATGCGCAATATTTAATGCATTTTCTGCGTCGGATGGGCAGATGGCAAGGAATTCCTGGCCAGCAGCAGCTCTCTGTACAGACGCAGCGTCTGCATCAGCTATTATTGTTAGACAGCGCAAGGCACGTTCGTAGCGTGTGGCAAACTGCGCGCGAGCACCAGTCAGTGGTCCATTCATGTAAACTCGTTGCCATAAATCAAAAGTATAATTCTCAGGGTTTACGTAAACGGCCCGCGAGTCGACGGTTCTCGGGATGTTTTCCTTCGGCACACAAGAAGTACAAGCTTCTTCCACACTGGCGAACACTTGGACGCCAGGCTTCGAGGCTTCCTCTTGGAGGTGCTCGCGGTTCAACGTTGCAACGAAGGCTCGGCCTTCTGTGCAAAGTTCCTGTCTGCGTTTAAATTCAGTGTCTGATATGATCACAAGCTTGGCAGCAGGGGGCAATCCAAACCAGCGCGTGGGGTCGTCAGGCCCATGGCAAAGAACTA